GATAAACTGCGAACGAGACGCTGCGAGAGCTTCAAGCAGACAGGGTGCCTGCCTAAAAACTCTCTCAACGGTCCACATCGATAACCTGTCAGAGGCATTACTAAGATCAACAGTAGCAATACTGGAGTCTAGTGATGCTCTAACTGCCAAGTCGCGACTTAGCGACTGATCGGATATTGCGATACAACGTTGCAACATCCCAGACTCAATTCGCCCACGGATGAACTTTCGTAGTCCACCCTGAATGAATTGATTGGCGGTCGGCTCTGATGCTATCAGCCTCGGTTTTTCCTGCGTCTTAGCGACGGGGATCAACTTAGCAGGTAGCATCCGCAGCATTCCTGACGGCTCACCATCATACGCACCCGCGTAATCAAAAACGCGGGTGTTGGCACTAGAGTGAAGATCGCGCGGAAAAACTCTTTCGAGTTGCGGAGACCATGTAGGGAAGACATACTTGTCAACCCCACTAGTTGAATCCGCTACTGCTCCAGGTCCGTGGTTCCCAATAATGGCATCAACGTTGATGTCGCGGAATCCCCGCGCAACCTGGTCGCAAACTCGCTGTGCGAGCCTGACCAAGCTGGTCGGGAAGACGGGTACATCTCCAAAGAGTTCTGGAGTGCGCTTGTCATACATTGAAGCATCTGCGAGGTTAATTCCGGGGTCGAAGGACCCAAGACCAAACCAAGCATCAGTGCCAAGCCGCAAAGTGCGGTCCAGACTGAAAAATGCTTTGCATTCATGGCGGATTTTCTCCTCAGAGCAAGGTATTTGTACCTTCTTGTAGAGGAGGAGGACTTGACGAAGTGCTTGTACAGCACCTACATCTGGGCCCTCACGCCATAAACGACCATCATTGTCGAACACCTTTCTAAAGGTGGAATGCATGAACTCTGGGATGCCATCTCTGGTTTTACCAAGGATCGCGAAATCTTCAGTGTTCAGCTGACCTCGTGAAAGTGCATAGTCAAGTGATTTTGCACAAGCGGGAAAGTCGATGAAGATCGACCTCTCGCCACGGGTTTCGACAAGTGAGAAGATGCGAGAAAGATCTCGCTCCGACTCAAAGGGATCAACCTGCCCCCATACTATCAAGTCCTTGAAAAGACTGCAGTATGAGAGGTAGATGTTGACACTGATCCTTTTCATTGCTGGCTCTTTCTTTGTTTGAGGCAGTAAATGATCAGGCCCAGTCCCATATC